CAGCTCGCGTGGCCCATAACCACGAGGTCGGCGGTTCGATCCCGCCCCCCAGCACCAAGCCAATGGGGAACCGCGCTCGATCAGGCTTTTGTAGAGCCGGCCACTTCGTGCATGGGGTGGCCGCGGTGACAGCCCGGAAAGACGGGTACTGGCCCTCGTTGGGCGCTTCCTCCCAAACTGCCGCAGTCGTGACCCCGGCTGCGGCCCTTTTGCAGGAGCAACAGGTTTTGGCAGACCACACACCATTGCCGGTATCCGGCTACACTGCGCAGTCACAAGCCAAAGTCGACGAGGTGAACATCAACAAGCGGTTGGAGGAAGTGGTTTTGCGCCGCCTCGACGACATGAAGGGCATGAGCCCGGACTTTGTTGACGCGCGTTGGCTGGCCGTCGGACGCACGCACATCGAGGAAGTGTTCATGGCGATCAACCGCGCGATCTTCCGACCAGAGCGCGTGAAGATCGACGAATAAGAGACCCCGGCTGCGGCCCTTTTGTAATGAATAACGCGCAGCGCATCCTTTACAACAAGTGGCGCCTTACTGGGGTCGGGCAGGCATACGAGCGTGCCGTCTTAGATTGGGCGCCGGACCAGATTTATATCGAGTTGGTGAAGCCACGCGACAGGAGTGGCCGCGTTTACATCGCTGGGTACGTCTCCACGTCCAAGGTCGCACACTTCTACAGGAGGGCGCACACACCAGATGAACATGCCAGGTGTTGAGCGGAGCCGTGTAGATAACCGCTGGTGCGTTTATTCGAGGTACTTCGAGGGGCTGTGCGCGCTCTGGGCGGTCCCATTCTTGCTGGTGATGGCCGTGCTCGCGCGCCCGTCTAAGCTGCTTGCCTCTCAAGAGGAGCTAGAGCGTCATATCAGCTGGCACAGGAGGGCGCATGCTGACCACGATGGATAAGGCTTGGGTCGGGGGGGTCGTCGCCTTCGTCGGGCAGATGCTGTCCGCCAAGCTGGGCTGGGCGTTCATCACGCCGGAGCTGGTGGCGCTGGTGACCGGTGCGCTGGTCTATTGGGTGCCGAACAAGGCAGCGATCCAAACGGTGCCGCTGCCGCCGGAGCGGGAGCAATAAACCCAATGGGGGCCATCACAGGGGCTGGTAGCTACAGGCAGCAGCAGGACGGTTTGCTGCTGGCCAAGCAGATGCTGGACGATTATGTGCGCGCCAATGTGCTGGACGCATATTTGCGCAACAAACCGTTGCCGCCTGCTGGTGGTGGCGGGCTGAAGGCGAATGAGCCGGCCGATCCGCCGACACCGCTGCCTTCTCCGAAATGAGCCGCAACCGGGAGATTGCTGAGGCGTTTGCGGCGCAGCTAGATCCGGCTCCGCCGGTTGTGCAGACACGTCGCATCAACAACGTGCCGCACCGCGATGCGTGGCTGGCTGCGGTCTACGACGCGAGCACGGGCGTTGGCATAACGGCGCACGCTTACGGCGGGCAGCTGCACGCATACATTGAGGTGCTAGCCGACGGCGATGCGGCGCTCGAGGTCGGCAAGATCATGGCGGCGACCATGGGTCGTCTGGGACAGGATGGCAAAAACCAAGCCGCGGTTGCCGACTCGGAAGGGCGGTCTGCGGGAGAGTCGGGCCCAAGCGCGCCTTCGTGAGCAAGTCGCGGCCAATAAGGACATGACGCCGCTGGACTACATGCTGCACGTCATGCGAAGCCCGTACTACCGGCCGGACATGCGGTTGGCAGCGGCCAAGGCGGCGGCCCCGTACATGCACCGGGTGCTGAAGTCGATCGATCTGTCGATAGACGGCACGATCACGGTCAAGATCGTGGACTGATGGAGATCGAGCTGCCTGCCAACGGCTGGCGGGCCAGGCCGCATCAGCGCCAGTTGTGGGAGTACTTCAAAGGCGGCGGCACTCGTGCGATCGAGATTGCTCATCGCCGTTGGGGCAAGGATGACGTGGCGCTGCACTTGGCGGCGCGCGCCGGGCACCTGCGTGTCGGTACCTACTGGCACATGCTGCCGGAGTACGAGCAGGGCCGCAAGGCGATCTGGAACGCGGTCAATCCGCATACCGGCATGCGGCGGATCGACGAGGCCTTTCCGCGTGAGCTGCGGTCGACGACGGACGAGCAGCAGATGTTCATCCGCTTTCGCATCGGCGCCACGTGGCAGGTGGTTGGTTCCGACAACTACAAGAGCTTGGTCGGCACGCCGCCGGTAGGCCTTGTCTGCTCGGAATGGGCCAAGGCACATCCGGGCGTGTGGGCGTACTTGGCGCCGATCCTGGTTGAGAACAAGGGCTGGGCGCTGTTCATTACGACGCCGGAGGGGCGCAATCACGCGCACGCCATGTATCAGATGGCCAGGGGCGACCCGGTATGGCATGCCGAGGTACAGACGATCGATGACAGCATTGCCGCGTGTGAAGCGGCTGGCATCGTGCCGTCGATAGCGCTGGAGGCAGTCGAGACGCAGCGCCGGGAGTACCGTGCCATTTTTGGCGAGGACGCCGGCGATGCGCTGATCGAGCAGGAATACTGGTGCTCGTTCGAAGCCGCGATCCTCGGCGCGGTGTGGGGCAAGGAAATGGGCCGCGCCGAGCGCGAGGGGCGCATCGGCGAGGTACGCCAGAGCCCATACCTGCCGTTTCACACGGCATGGGACATCGGCCTCGACGACCCGATGGCGATCTGGGTCTATCAGGTCGAGCCTGGCAAGTTGCACGTGGTCGACTACTACGAATCGAGCGGCTACGACTTCGACCACTATGTGGATTGGCTGGAGGAGCGCGGTTACCGCGGCGGCATCGATTGGGTGCCGCATGACGCGCGCCAGAGGGTGGCCGGCAGCGGCAGCGGCAACGGGCTGGCGCGCACTCGCATTGAGACGCTGATCCGGTTAGGCCGTAAGCCACAGGTTGTGCCAGACCACAAGCCGATGGACCGGGTAAGCGCCGGCCGCAAGACAATTCCAGTTGCGCGGTTCGACGCGGCGCGGTGCGCAAAGGGCCTGGAATGTCTGCGGTCATACAAATTCGAGTGGGACGAGAAGCTGCGCACCTTCCGCAAGGTCATCAAGCACGACTGGTCGAGCCATGGCGGGGACGCTTGGGGGCACCTGTCGGTGGCGTGGCAGTACCCGTCGTTGCGGCCGAAGGAAAATCGGGAAAGCATGCGCGGTGCCGAGGCCATGACGGTAGATGAGATGCTGCGGCAGTTGCGGCCGAACGTGCGGGTGAGCGCGTGATATCAAAGCTGCAGCGGCTGGAACACGCTGGCCATGCTGGATGGTACTTGGGCGGGGGTGTGGGCGGGGGCGCCTTCTCACCCCTCTCTCTCGACCCGGCCCTTTTGCTTGACCTGTCGGATCCCGCGATACGGTTTCAGGACGCAGCCGGTACGACACCGGCCGTTTCTGATGGCGATCCCCTCGGCTTGGGCGTGAACACGGGGAGCGGCACCGATTGGACGCAAGTAACGGCGGATTCCCGGCCAACATATCACACGTCTGGCGGGCCGCATTGGATCGATCTCGACGGCACTGACGACTGGCTCGACAATGCCTTGTCATCGCTCAGTTGGTTTGCAATGGCGGTGCGCCTTGTAACCGGGTCGGAGGACCTGGACACATGGTTGTCGGCGGATGCCGACGATGCGCTTATCCGGAAAACGCAAGGCGCCTTATCATGGGACCTTAACGCGTCGTCAAATAGTTTTGTGGGAGCAACGATCTTTGTGAACGGCATTGAAACCAATGTGTTTGCTTTGGATGCCGATCATGTTGTTCGAGTTATTGATGCCCCCATCCCCAGAAACACGGGCGTCATCGGTCGTGCCGACGACGGGGCCATCACCACTACTGGTCGCTACGCGACAGGCCGCCTCTACGCGCTGGTCGGCGGGACTGGAACGCTCACCGCAGCACAAGCCGCCAGTCTCGACACGTGGCTAGGCGTGAAGGCGGGGCTGGTGCTGTGATCGCCCAGCTCCGCACCTATCTCGCCGCCAAGCAGGGAAGGGCGCTGTAGCCGTGGCCGTCTACATCCCTGACCACGCTGAGGCAACGCCGGATGACGGCGACCCCAAGGCCAAGCAGGCCGATCTCGCCGCGCGCTACTGGCGCGAGATAGAGCGATATGACCGCGTCGCTGAGTCGTGGCACGAGACCGGCAAGGGGATCACGAAAAAGTATCGCGACGAGGACCGGACTAAGCAGGGCAGCGAAAAAGCCAGCAC